AGAGAGCCGGGAGCGGCCGTGAGCTCGAAGTGCCTCCTCCCGCAGGTCTTGCAGACGCGGACGACGAGGTCGGGCGCCAGCCTCTTCTCTTCGAGGTTCTGCGGCTTCGAGCAGCAAGGGGGCTTCGCGCTCATGCCAGCGTGAAGATCGTCCCGGTCGTCGCCGAGTTGTTGAACTTGACCGAGAAGGTCTCGCCGTCCTGGAGCGTCAGCCCGGAGCCGTAGTCCCACCAGGAGACGAGCGGATCGGCGGGCGAGGTCTGCGTGTCGTTGTAGAGAACGACGTAGCGGAAGGGGCCGATCGTGCCGCCCGAGGCAGTGAAGACGACCATCGTGCCCGTGGCCGTGCCCGTGCCGGAAGCCTCGGCCCACGTCAGCGAGGCCGAGGAGCCGCCTGCGGAGTAGCCGTTGCCGGCGCCGATCTCGGTCAGGTCGGCCTTGACCGCGTTCGAGGCCGTCGGCGCCGGCGAGTTGACGAGCATGATCTTGTACGTGTGCGTGCCGAGCGTGTGCTTCGCCTGGCCGAGCTGGTCGACGAAGTCGTTGAACTTGTTGTAGCCCGCCATCTAGCGGTACTCCTTGCCGCGCAGGCGGCGGCGGGCCCGAAGGACCGCCACCGCCGAGCGCAGACGTCCGATCACGCCTTCTCCGTGAGAGGCCGGCCGTCGGGGCCGTACTCCTTCGCGTCGGGCGGGGTGTGCTCGCCGGCCCCCGCGGCGAGCACCTGGGCGATGGGCGTGTCCGGCTTGCCGGCCCTGACGGGCGGGTCGTCGCTCTTGGCGTCCATCGCGTTGGGAAGGGGAGACTTGTCGGCCTCGGCCGGCGTGACCTCCGTGACCGACTGCACGGCGGCCACGGCGACGTCGTCGCCCTTCTTGATCTTGGACTCTGCCATTCCTCTGCTCCTCCTTCCTACGTCGCCGAGTGCTGCAGGACGATGGCCGCGGCGGCGTTGCGGATACGCCCGTCCACGCGCTCGAATCCGCGGAAGCCGACCTGGCCGTTGTTCGAGTAGAGCTCGTTCTGGCGCTGAAGGCTGAAGCCGTTCACGCGCCGGATCAGGTACGCCTGGCGGATGTCGCCGAAGACCCCCGACTTGGCGCTCGCCGCCGGGGCGGCGAAGTCGGGCGAGGAGTAGACGGGGTAGCCCATGAAGGTGTCCGCCTGCCCCTGCGCCACGTTGACCGCCCACAGCGGGCGCGACTGGCCGTCGACCATCGTGTACAGACCCTTCACGTCGCCGTCGGCGAAGACCCACTGGGCGTTTCGCCGGTACTGCTGCGGCAGCGCGAAGATGAAGTTCACGAGCGCCGAGTACGTGAAGGCGCTCACGTTCCCGGTCGCCGCCTGCGAGACGGTGACGCCGTTGCCGGTCGTGGCGATGCCGAGCGGCTTGCCCGTGCCGTCGCCGACGGCGAAGGCCGTCTCCTCGAGGACGCCGATCGAGGAGCCGAGCTCCTGCGCCAGATAGCCCTCGGAGACGATGACGGTGCGGCCCGCCTTGAAGGCGCCGAGGCTGATCTGCCCGAACGTCTCGTCGGAGGCGGTGTAGGCGGCGTTCTCTGCCGTCCACGTCGCCACGCCGTGCGCGGAGACGGACGGGACCTGAAGCGTCTCGCCCGAGTCCGTGACGATCTCCTCCGCGAGCTGGTTGAGCGGCCCCATGAAGCGGAGGATGTTGATGATCTCGTTGCGGAACGAGGTCGGGACGAGGTTGAGCCCGGCGCCGGCCGTGGCCTTCGAGAGCACGCGGTGCTCCTCGATGTCGAGCTCGGAGAGGCGGGCGACCGACATCGAGTGGTACCAGGCCGCCCTGAACTCGGGCGTGTCCTGCACGCGCTCGCCGACGGCCTTGGCGCGGTACTCCGCCAGCGTCGTCGGTACCTCGTCCTCGTCGATCTTGAAGTCGACGGGCGCCTCGAGCGCCTTCTTGACCGCCTTCTCCTGGTCGTAGAGCTCTTCGGCCCGCTGCCAGCGCTCGGTCAGCGACCGGAACTCCCCTTCCAGCTTGTCGTACTCCTCCCGCTCCTCGGCGGTGAAGTCGCGACTCTCTCCCTCGGCGACGGCGAAGCGGTCCTGCATCTCCTTGAGGACATGCGCCCGCTGCTCCTTGAGGGAGGTGATGTCGTCACGTCGGATCGACATCTTCGACACCTCCTGTCTCGTGGATGAGCAACTGCAAGCGCCGCTTCCGCTGCTCCAGCGAGGAATGCTCGCCAGCCCGGGAATCGCTGCGCGACTCTTCCGCCTCCGTCTCGGGCCCGGCGTCCTCATCGGTGCCCGAGCCGACGGAAAGATCGGCACCGATGAGCTCTTCCAGGTCCGGCGTCAGAGCCATTCCGAACGCGCGTGACCGAAGCTCGGCCTCGGTCCCCCGGTAGGTCGGGTCCCACGTCGGGGAGACGTCCAGAATCTTCTTGAAGCCTGTCAGCGTCCGAAGCAGGGTCGAGCCCCGGCGCCGAAACGATGAGTTGTCCTTGCCGGCGATGAATCCCCACGACATGCCGGGGATGTCGCCGCGGCGAACGAGCTCGCGCACGGCATCGCCGATGTAGCCCTTGGCGATCTGCGCCTGCACGCGCAGGCCTTTCGCGTCCTCCTCGAGCCGGAGCGTCCCCCCCCGCGTCGTCGCCAGAGGCGGGTGCGTCTCGAGGTGGTGGTAGAGCATCGGAACGTTGTCGCCGCTCGCGAGCGCCTTGCGAAAGGCGCCGCGCTTCACGACCTCGGCCACCTGGCCGACGCCGCGCAGCTCGAAGTAGGCCTCCTCGTCGAAGACGGCCGCGTAGCCCTCGAAGCTCGAGCCGTCGTCGGCCACGTCGAGAGGCGTGAAGGCGGCCGAGCGCACCTCGCGCTGCTCGGAGAGGAGGGCGAACGAACGCGCCTCGTCGACGTTGGCATAGAGCGCGCGCTGCTGCGCCTTTGCGGCCTCCTCGCTCGCGTGGCAGCCGTGCGGCGCTCCGCTGCCGGGGCCGCCGGGCTCGGGCTGCGTGTAGACGCCCCAGGGGCGCCCCGCGGGGCAGGCATCCGCCGCGGTCGCATCGCGATGTTCGACGACGAAGGGCACGTCGCCTTCGCCTATCGGCTAGGAGCTCAGGAGTTGACGGCTTCGCTGAGAGCCTGCGCGTTGGCGACGAGCTCCGGCGGCGCCTGGCCGTTCGCCGCCGCGGGCGACTGCTCCGGCTGCTCGTCGTCGCGCTCGGAGAGAGTCTCGCGCTTTCGCACTTCCTGGCGCGTCATCCAGCCGTGCGCCGGATCGAGCGCTTCCTTGTAGTAGGCCGCCCGCGCCTGCGTGTCGGCGCGGAGAAAGCCCTCCTGCACGAACTCGGCGTAGAAGGAGTTCTGCTGCGGGAAGATGCCCGCGTCCTGCGAGACGGCCTTGGCGATCGAGTTGGCGATCGGCGCGACGGCGAAGGTTGCGAAGTGCGTCTTGTTCGACTCCGTCGTCGCGTAGGTGAGCGAGTCGCCGGTCGATCCGCCCAGGTAGGCCGGCGGGATCTTGAAGATGGCGGCGATCTGCGTGGCCGAGAGCTGCTTTGAGGCGACGAACTCGAGGTCGGAGAGCGGCATCGAGAGCGACTGGAAGCTCGCGCCCTCCTCGAGCACTCCGAACTGGTGCGCGTTGCCGGCGCCGCCGTAGATGGCATTCAGCGACTCGCGCAGGTTCTTCGTCGCCGTTTCCCCGATCAGGTTCGGATGCACGACGATCCCGCGCATGGTGGCGCCGCGGCCGTAGAACGTCTGCTCGAAGCGGTCGCGCGCCATCGCCGCGGCGAACTCCTGGCGGCAGACGGCGATGGGCGAGAGCCCGAGCAGGCCGTTCGTCGAGGGTCCCATGACGTGGATCATGTTCTCGGAGGTCCACTCCTTGCGGCCCCCGAGCGCCTGCGGCTTGCGGAACACCTTGCGCCCGGCGGGGCGGTCGACGAGCACTTCCATCCCGTCCGGCGGCTCGAGCCAGAGCTGGTTGACGAGCCCGTCGGGGCCGCGCTCGGTCTCGATGAAGATGTTGCCCCACAGGAGCCTGTGCAGCGCCGTCGTCGTCCAGAAGACGCTCGCCTCCGTGATCGCGTTGGGGCGGTCGTGGAGGATGCGCCAGGCGCGGTGCTGGGTCGCCTCGATCGGGTCGCCGTTCTCGTCGCTGCGGTAGACCTTCAGCGGCAGCATCCCGAGCGTCTCGGCGATGAGCGTCACGGCAGACCATACGCCCGAGAGGCCCATCGCCTTATCGACGGTGACGCGCTCGCCCGCCTGCGTCGTGCCGGCGCCGAAGGCGTTCAGGAGCTCGGGCGACGGGTTCGCGAGCGTCGAGGTCGCCCGGAACTCGGCCTCGAGAGCGTCGAGGCGCCTGCTCGTGGCGCTGCGGGGAAGGAGGCGCACGTCTGCGCTATCGGCTAGGCCGCCACGGTGACGACGCCGCGCTCGGCGTAGATCGATTCGGGAAACTCCTCCGCGTGGGCTAGCACCATCGCCGCGGCTGTGAGCGCGTCGATGACGATGCGCTTACGCTCGGCCGACTTGCGCTTCGTGCGCGGCCGGTCGAAGCGGCGCTTGTCGCCGAGGATGCGCGCAGAGGTGGCGCCCATGGCGTGCTCACGAAAGCGCGCGTCTCCTGTGTGCCAGACGGTGTGCTCGCGCAGGCCCTTCATGACGGCCTCGTAGTCCTTCGCAGCCCACTCGTTCGTCTGCGGCCGCTGCACGATCGGCACGTCGAGCGTCTTCGAGAGCCACTGTGCGATGTCCTCGGCGCGGGCCCGGTCCATGACGACGATCGAGATCGGGTTGCGCTCGTTGAGGTCGGCGAAGGCCTGCTTGACGTCGTCTACGTCGAGCATGGAGCCGTCACCGGGGGGCTCGAGGATCGTCGGCGTGCCCCAGAGGCGGAAGTCCGGCTCCTTACGCCATAGCGGCACGATCGCGGTCGTGTCCTCGAGCCAGGCGAAGTCGGCGCCGACCATGACGGGGACGCCGGCAGGGATCTCCTCCTCGCTGGCTTGCGCGTCCCAGTCGCGCTCGGGGATGGCCGCGTTCGAGCTTCGCATGGGGATGTTGCAGGTGAGGCGCAGCCAGTCCGAGCCGAAGTCGAGCGTCGGCGTGTCCAGCTTCTCGGCCAGCGTCTCGAGGGTGATCCCCGAGAAGGGATCGGCCGCCTTGTCGACGGCCAGGTCG